AGTATGTATCTGACTGCCGCCTCCACACACAAACCCCTAATCATGTTATCATTTTGAGGGGATTTGATTCCAAAAAGTCTATAAGCTAATTCTTTTTGTGGAGCATCAACAAAACCATTTATTGCACTCGGTGAATGTCTATATCCAACAGATTGTAAAACTGACACTTAATAATCCTCCAATTATTATAATTAATAAAATAGTCTTACCATAACTTGATAAATATGTGTTATTTTTTTTCATATTTTTTTTCTAATGCTTTTATCTGTATATTAAATTTTTTTTCTGATTTATCGCCCATGATTTCAGATGCTTTTGTGCATTGTTCAAACAATTTTTCGTCATGTTTTAAAAATTTTTTTTCTGCTCTTTCTAATGCTTGTTTATCAAAATGATCTAAATTTTCACCCTTATCGTATTTTTTGACTGCTCTTAATTCTCTACGAGTTAATTTTACACCATCATATTCAACATAACCAGTCGGCATCAAAACCCTCCCATTCTGTTTCTACTTGTTCACATTCAAAACAAATATCTTGATAATTAATCTCATCGTGATCGCACTTAGCACCACACTCTTTACATACAAATATTGGATTACCTGACATTTTTATCCTTTTCTAAAAGTTTTCTCCATAGCCTTTTTTTATTTCTAAAAGATGTTTTTTCATTTACATAAAAATTGTTCAATTTATCTGCTGGGCTATAATATCTTTGAACGTATTTTCCTCCAGTTTTTCCTACCATGTTATTTATTTTCCATTTGATCTAAAATATCTTCAAGCAAAAAAATTCCTTTTTCTACTTCCCATGAACACCAATCAGCTTTTATATATGTAAGCTGAGTATAAACCATTATCATCAAACAGATTGCTATAATTATGTGTAGTATATTACTAATTATTGCCATAATAAAATATTATGTCCTCTACCCTCGAGACATTTCTCCATAATCTGTTTATAATTATCTGGTGCTTTTGGTGTAAGGTTGAGAAATCTAATCCGAGTTACATTATAAACCTTTTTACCAGCCTCCCAGATTGGATTGGTGTTATCTTCAGCGATAGCTTTGCAAGTGTACATATCATCGTGTTGTCTTTCTGCATTGTGAGGAATGTTGCCACTCCCCCCTCTACTATCAACAACTGGCATTGATGCACAGGCAGTAAAACTAAATAGAGTTAATACTATTAATACCTTTTTCATGTTCTCCTCCATTCATTTTAATTAATTCTTGATCCATTCTTTCATTGACCATTTCTTTAAGTAATCTTGCTTTTGTTTTACCAGTCATCTCTTTGAGAGCATCGGTCTTTTTTCTTAGTTCTGCATGATCTTCAAAGCTAACATTGATGGCAAAATATTTCCAACCATTCTCGGCTGGGACTTTACTGTGTGTCATTTTAAACTCCTTATAAATTTAGTTAGCATATCAAAATAAATTAGATACTTTCTAAAGTTATCTAAGTCTCTTGCCTCGTCTATTTGTTTCATCGGATCGTAAAATACTTTCATTAGTGTAACCCTCTCACTTCAAAGGTTCTGCGAGTATCTAAGTAATTTAACAATGCAACAATAACTGTAACAATCAATTCATTCATTTGTGTTTTTTCACAAGAGAAAATTAAATCCTTGTTACTGCTAGTTTCTATTGTAATCATCATATTGCCCTTTCTGTTGATTTGTTTCGATATTAACTATTATGAATATATTGTAAACCTTAAATATTGACTTTAAAAATTGGGAGTTTATAAAGGCTTACGAGGCAATCTCCTCCAGATGAAATGCCCTTTCGTTATGATTGCCTCACTATTTTTATGAAAAAAATCATAAGATCAGCAAAACATTTAAACTTTATTAGATCATTGCCTTGTTGTATAAGTGAGCAGACACCGAGCCAAGCCTGTCATATAAGAGTCTTAGCAGATGGAGGGGTTGGAATGAAACCTAGTGATTACCTTACTCTGAACTTTACTTACCAATATCATAAGATGCAAACCGATTTGGGGGAGGTTAGTTTTTATCAAAAATTTAACATAAACCCTTTTACATTAGCGAAAGATTTAGTAATAATGTCACCTTGTAAAAAAGTAAACAAACCTGAGATCATTCAGTTACTTTTGGAAAGGGCAAAGACTTATGGAAGGCTATATCAAAATATCGAGAGCCATACTTAATCACCCAGCTTTAAATAAAAGAGAACGAGCATACTGCGAGGTTGGTGCTTGGTTATGGTTATTATTAGAGGCTAGTTTTGCAGAAAGAGATTTTTCAATAGGCACTCAAACAGTAAGATTGAGACGAGGTGAGTTGTGTCACTCGGTTTCTTATATGGCTGAAGCATGGGGTTGGAGTCAGAGTAAAACTCGGCATTATATCGATAAACTGGTAAAATTTAACAGCATACTACTGGTCAAACCAGAGGGCAAATCAGCAGACTTCCCAAACATAGTTAAAATACTAAATTATGATGACTACCAAGACGGAATTGGCAAATCAGATGGCAAACCTCATGGCAATAAACATAATAAAATAATAAATAAAGATATAATATATATAGATGAATTTAATGAAATATGGGGAAGATTAAGAGCTAAGAGAGGAAGTAAGAAGGTAGCTTTACAGAAATATAATAAAATTAAAGGTAAGGTAAACAAAGACACCATCGTTGAAAAATATAATCAAATAGTAAAAAAGGCATCTAGCTTTGAGTTTATTCCGCATTTTTCTACATTTTTAAGTCAGGAACGATGGCTTGATGAAGATAGTATTGTTGCTGAGAAAAAGATAACACCAGAACAATTCTTCCGTAAAAAATATCCTAATACTGTTCCTGATGGATATGTGATGACTTTTCACTCTTGGAATGAAATAACTTTTACCAATGGAAAAGAACAAGTTACGTTTAATTACATGACTGGAAAAAAGATTTGATTGTTGGATAGAAACAAATCAAGTACATTGCTTTTATGGAAGCAATAAAAACAGAAGATCGCAGAAAAATAAAACCTAAGTTTATCGGCACAAAGAAAGAAAAAGCCAGAGGACAAGGGCGAATAGTAATGATTAATGTAGCGGAAAGCTCATTAGACATTCTCCGATCAAAAAAAGTTTTGAACAATGCTCAGTATTATACTGCATTAAAATATAGAAGGTTATGGGAAAAATCTCGTATAGGTAGTTACACATCTAATTTTCATAAAATAGGAGATACAAATGGTTGGTCAGACATGGCTGTTGATAGAGTTGAAGCTATATACAAATTAAGTAGAGCAAACAATTGGTTAGGTGATTATTATTCTGAAATATTGTATTATGTGTGTGTTATGGATTTTACTATCAAAGAACTAGCAATGAAATTTCAAATGAACAGGCAAGTTGCTGGAAATAAATTTAGAAATGCAATTGATGATTTTAAAAAATTTTTAGATCAAATTTATTGACATTGTAATCAGTAAAGAGTAAAAGTTGTTATAATTACCATTCGTGTAATTGTACATCAGATTAATTTTAATTTTTGGGAGTTTTATTATGCCTTATCACATGGGACATGGCAAAAAGTCAAAGAAGAAAAAAAAGAAAAAGAATAAGAGAAAATAATGGTTAAGGTTGCGTCTATCAAGAATATTATAAAGGATCTCAAGCCGAGACAACAAAAGACAATGAGAAGTCATGCTAGACATCACAGCCTCAAACACATGAAAGCAATGGCAACGGATATGAAAAAAGGTCGTACATTTAGACAGGCTCACATATCTGCACAAAGAAAAGTAGGTAAATAATGGTTAAAAAACGCAGAAAAGTTGCCAAAGATAAAAAAACTGGAGTACCAAAGAAATATTTATCTGGTCTTAAAAAAGAAGAAGATCGCAAAAGACGAGCCAGACTTATTAAAAGAGTTTCAGCATTATATAAATCAGGCAAGAGAATACCAAGAGCATTACTGAGAGCAAGGACTAGAGCATAATGGCTGTAAAAAGAAAACCCCTATCAGCTTCAGTTAAAGCTACATTGCAGAGAAAAGCAAAGGCATCAAAGAGATATACATACTCAACACTTGCAAAAGTTTATCGTAGAGGACAAGGTGCTTTTTTAAGTGCTGGGTCAAGGAGAGTACCTATGGCGGCATGGTCTATGGGTAGAGTAAACAGTTTTTTAAGAGGTAGTAGGAAACACGACTTAGATTTGCGTAAAAAGAAACGCAAATGATTTGGATTATAACAGCTATGTTATGGTATCACGATATTGATAAACCAATATATACTGATTATGTTTTAAAATCTTTTGACACAAAACAAGAATGTTTAGATTACGTTTTTTGGAATAAAGTGGAGATGCTTATGGAATTAGCGGAAGAAAAAGGCACATATGAAGGTAAATCACTTAAAACATGGACTTTGTATTGTGAAAACCGATACTTAGATGAAGTCTAAAAGCATAGAACTGCCTGAATTTATCAGACTTTCACATTACAGAATAAAGCTAGTAAAAATAAATAGTCATATCTGCTATGAGGTTGGAGAGCAACAAGGATCGTTTCATAGTAAACAAATGATTATATATTTAGACGAAGATATTATAGAAGAAGGCGGTAGTATTGCCTGTGATTTAGTCACCCACGAAATTTTACATTCAGTTTGGTATCTTAGACAATTTTCGAATTTGAAACCAAGTGATGCTGAAGAAGATATTGTAAATGGTATGTCTACACACTTAATAGAAATATTTAAAAATAATCCAGACTTTACGAGGTGGTTTCTACAAAACTTAAATTAAACTGTATTAACAGGGTTTACTCAAACAAGAGGTAAAAATGGGAAGAAAAACAAAACTAGAAGATGACATTCAACAGAGGTTAGTAACTGCCATAGAGAGAGGTTTATCGATTGAAGATGCTTGTGTATATGCTGGAATTACTAAGAAAACTTATTATAACTGGATTAATAAGAACACTGATGAGATTAAAGACGAAGCGGAAAGAAAAAAATTTTTACACT